TTCGAACAGCTCGGTGACGTACGGGCAGGGTAAGTACGTGGCGAGTGCGAGTAGTGAAGGTGGTACCCAACCGGCATGGAACTTGTTTGATAAAAGCGGCTCGGTATTCTTTTTCGGGTATTCGTACTCTGCTGCTGGGGTTGCGACGGGCGCCGTCTCGACAAGCGACACGCTGGGTAATGTCTACGCAGGCGATTGGGTTCAAATACAACTCCCCGTATCCGTGACACTTTCTTCATATTACATGCAAACAAACGGTGCTGGCACATATTCCCCTAAATCTTGGTACATCTTGGGTTCACGTGATGGAATTAACTGGACGTTAGTTCATCAAGTAGTTGGGCAAGGTCAGAACTATAACACAACTTTTACAGTGAGTGCTACACAGTCGTACAACTATTACAGGATGGTCGTCAACGCAACCAATGGCTCTGGAAATCCCGCATTTTACGAATGGACCCTCAACGGCACCGAAGAAAGTCTGTGTATCACCAGCGACTCCAAGGTGGGCGTCGGCATCGCCAACCCCCAGCGAGCTCTGGAGGTTGCCGGCGATCTCGTGGTCTCGGGCACGATCAGTGGAGGCGCTGGAATGGGCTCGTTCCGCAACCGCATCATCAACGGCGACATGAGGATCGCGCAGAGGGGGACGAGTAATGTGCTTTCACTGGGTTCGGATATCAAGAACTACATGATTGATAGATTCTTCGCACAGTCGTACTTCACGACTGCGGCCGCCATGACACAGTATCAGTCTGCGCTCGCGGCTTCGGACGCCCCATATCAACTCGGACTCCGCAACTACATGAACGTCGTCGTGAATATCGGGTTATCCGTCACTGCTCTCCTTCCCATTTCACAGGTTTTCGAAGGGTACAATATTCAGGATTTCAATTGGGGCACTTCGTTCGGAAGCCCCGTGACCCTCTCGTTCTGGTTCCGGTCCAACGCGCCTGTTGGGAGCCAGTTTACGTACAGCCTGATCAACTATGCAGGGACGGCCAACTACGCGGGTACTTTCGTCCCGACCCCGGGTATCTGGCAGTACTGGACGTTCACGATCCCCCCGCCACAGAACGGCACGGCGTGGAATACTGGGGCGAACGGCGCACTTGCCCTATATATCGCGTCGTACTACCCAGGGGGATTCACGACCACTGTGAATCAGTGGAATTCGGGATCCTACACGTACTGTGCTTACGGCTCGTACAACTGGCCGGGTCTCGCCGGAAACTTCCTCCATTGCACAGGCGTCCAGCTCGAGAAGGGCACGGTCGCGACGCCGTTCGAGTTTCGGCCGTACGCGCAGGAGTTGGCGCTGTGTCAGAGGTACTATTATCAGTGGAATTCAACATTGGCGTACGGTGTTCTAGGATATGTAACCGCAACTAACGCGTCCAATGGGTTACTCGCGGTTCCTTTTCCGGTTCAGATGCGCGCGGCTGTATCATCGACTGGAAACTTTTCGTCCAGTGCAGTCAGTGCTTTCTCAACACAGGGTCCATCGTGGGGGACCCTCTCTGCCATCGCGTCAGTTAATGACGGCAACTCATTGAATATGGGGCAAATTGTACTGACGTTTTCAGCGGCCACTGCCGGACAAACAATCCAAATCCGTGCAAACGGTTCGACAACCGCTTATGTCGCGTGGAGCGCCGAGCTCTAGAAACTTCCTAGCCTAGAGTAGAATGAGCCAGGTCCTCGTAATTCTGGACTCCGTGACCCTGTCCGTCGTCGACTGGTACTTTTCAGACTCGCCCATAGTTCCCGTGACCCCCGGTATCCGCCTCGAGGTCCACGAGGGTCTCACGTGGGACACCGTGAAGGGAGTTCAGGACGGTGACGAGGTCACCCTCATCGAAGACCCAGCCAAGGTCCAGGCCAAGCTCGCCGCCGCCTGGACCGCCTTGCGTACCGAGCGCAACCGCCGACTCCAAGCCAGTGATTGGGTCGCCCTCGCGGACGCGCACCTCTCACAGGATCGCAAGGACGCCTGGTTCGCGTACCGCCAGGAGCTCAGGGACTTGCCTGACCTCGTCACGGACCCTTTGAGTGTTGAGTGGCCCCTCGACCCCACACAGGCCCCCGTTGTTCCCGTGTCTGGCTCCCGTCTCTCCAGTCTGTTGACTCACGCGGATGTCGAGCCCGTCGTTCCGGTAGTTGACGAGGAGGTCACGGTCGTCCCAGTCGTCGAGGAGTCCCCTGTGGTTGAGCCCGTTCCAGTCGTCGAGGAGGCCCCTGTGGTTGAGGAGGTCACGGTCGTCCCAGAGGCCTCCGTGGTTGAGGAGATCACGGAGGTTCCAGAGGCCTCTGTGGTTGAGCCCGAGCCGGGTCAGTAGACCCAATGGAGCGCGGGTTCCCTTGACTTTATGACTAGTCCCATGGCGCCGGACCCGGAGCCTCTTCTTCAGGCTCCTCCACTGCTCGCTCCTTCTTCGGTCGTTCCATAGTCCTGTCACCCGTCGTCGCCACGTACAACGCCATTCCTGCGTCCATTTGACCCATATTGTGAGTAATTTCCATTCGCTCGGCCCGAGTGACGTTCTTTAGATGACTCGTCACCGCCGACTTGAGGTCTTTGTACAATTCGGTACGCAAAAAGGCGTTGACCATACCCATGTGAAACTTTTCAGTCTCTAGAAATTCCCATGGCGTGTTTTCCTTTGTGTATTTGTAAAATTCATCGTACCCGGCCCAATCCCTCTTCAGTAAAGGAACCACCTGTTTCTGAAGAACTTCGTGCCAAAATATCAACATAAACTGCCCGGGCGTGACCCACTGCGCCCGGCCCTCCGACCGGAACACCACTTCATACAGGTTTTTATTAGGCCACACGGCAAACTTGTTCTTATCATTCAGAGCACTGAATATGAAACTGAGTGCGTTGCGTCTCCTGAGATGCGGGCTCAGGGATTCAACGAGACCGTTTAGATCCAGTGACTCAATGTCGGGTGGTACGAACGTCACTTTGCGTTCGATGACGTAGGTGTCGGACGTGCATGGATTTTTACGACCATTTTTATGAGCAGTGAGTCGGTACTGCGCCTTCGACATGTACAGCGGGTCGCTGAACTCCTTCCCACACCTCTCGCACTTGATCGTCACCATACTTGTCAGTATACATGGAAAATTTTCTCAGAACTCCCGGCCCTGGACCCCCCTCCTGAGGTTTTAGAGAAAAGGTCAAGAGTGGTCCAAGTCTAGGATCGTCCACTGAGAGATCCATGATATGAACTCGACACAGACCCGAGGGCTCACATTCAGGTTTACCACACGTTGGAATTCCACACACCATTACTACTAAGTGCCCTGAGGTTTTTAAGTTTTCTTTCCCAAAAGCTAAGAGGGGTCTAGGGGGATATGACTTTCATCTTATTGGTATTTCTTATTTCCTAAGAGGGGTGTCAGGTCTTAAGAAATTGACCTATACGGACGAGTGACCGGTCATGTGACCCCCAGACCCCTCTTAGCTTTTGGGAAAAATCGCCCCCAAAATCTCTCGGCCCTTAGTAGCACACGATGACCTCCCTCGTCTCGGCGAGTCAGGTTGTCACGGGCCAGGTGCAGTCCTTGGACAGCGTCAGGGCCCACGCCCTTCCTTCAGACGCCATGATATTCGCGAGTGGGACAAAGGTCCAGCCGGCGAATCAGAACTTGGGGTCTTATGGCCTGGTCGAGTCTGCGAACGCTTTGACGCTCACTACCACTGGAAGCGTGCCTGTGGTGACTCAGTCGCCCTTCGCGGACCTATACAAAGAGGGTTCTTTGTCTTTCAGCGGCACCACGGGCAACTACGTGAGCGCCACGGCGACCGGTCTGGCCGGTACGCAATGGAACACGACGGGTCTGACGGTCGAGGCGTGGGTCAATTACACGACTTTCGCGGGGGCGGCATCTCAGTCGGGATCCAGTAATCAACCCAATCTTCTGGGATTCGGAGGTTTCTCGTGGCAATTCGGGTCTAATATTTCCGGCAACGCATCATTCTACTACTGGACAAACGGCACCACCCCCGTGACGTACATGGCAACCACGCCTATGAGCACCAACACGTGGAACCACATAACCTTCACATGCACGAGTTCAGGGACGGGATACATGTTCATCAACGGCGTTCAGTCTCAGATTTTGACGAATACAAACGGAACAATATCAGGTCCCGCGTCTACAGTGAGCATAACTGGCACGCCCACGTTATCGGGCTCTACTTTGTACCTGAATCAAAATATAGGAGGCACGGCGGGTGTATCTGGATACGTAGCAGACGTCCGAATCACGACCGGTGCGGCGCTGTACACGGGCTCGAGCTTCACCGTCCCTTCCGCACCTCTTTCAACGTCCGCAACTGGCGTGACACAGGCCCTCATCCGCGCCGGCCAGAACTCCCCGACCGTGCAGAACGGCGCGCTCACGTTCGACCGAGGTCTCAAGCAATTCATGAACTTCGGGCCGCAGACGTTCAACGTGGTGACGCAGGGGTTCACGGCCATTTGGCGCGGGCAACTGACGGGGACGGCGGGGTCTTACGAGCGCCTCTTCGAGTTTGGGTCCGTCGCGGCGAACGGTGCGATTTTTGCTTTCCGGAACGTGGGTACGAACCAGATAACCTTCGGAATTTTCCCTTCAAATGGAACGTCATACACGGCCGTGAACACAAATGCCTCAATCAGCCAGGGAACAAATTACGTTTTCACGTTCCGTTACAACCCCATGACTCAGATTGGTGACGCGTGGGTCAACGGAGTTCCTCAAAACTCGTACAGCATCACCACGGCTTCGCTCGTCGCTGATCGCCTCTTACCGACCACGTATGTCGGGTACCCGACCAACACCCCTGCGTTCCTGTCCGCCTCAATGAACACCCTCGCCGTCTACAACCGCGCCCTGTCCAACGTGGAGATCCTGAACGCCTACAGCGCCCTGACCACCTCCACAAATAACGCGCCCATCGAGATCGGCGACGTGAACGGGACTCCGGCACTGAGCATCGCGGGCGACGGGCGCGTCAACATCACAAAGATGGGCCAAACGTCCAATGTTCTGCCGTGGCCGCCCGCCGCCATGACGGGGTACGTGACGTCGATCAACGGCGGGACGTATGCGGCGAGTGCGTCCTATGAACTCTCTTCGAGTTATCTCGCCTGGTACGCATTTGATAAGAATTCCACTGGCACATTTTGGGCCTCTCCAGCAACATACGGTACAACTGCTCCGTACGCATACACGGGCACCGTTACGACGACGGACGTCAATGGAACGGTCTACCTCGGTGAATGGCTCCAGATTCAACAACCCTCTTCAGTCACGTTGTCTTCGTACTCTCTCTCACCCGGAAACAATGCAGCTACTGGTCAGGCGCCTGCAAAGTGGGCCGTCCTCGGAAGTCGTGATGGAGTCAACTGGACCCTCGTGGATCAACGTTCGGGCGTCACGACGTGGGCCGCAACGACCGCACAGACCTTCAGTGTATCTGCATCCCAGGCTTGGACCTACTTCAGGATAGTGATTAACCAGGCAAATGGATACGTCGGTAGCACCCCCATCATAGTATTCGGTGAACTCATCCTCTACGGCACCGCCGACACCGCCCAGCCCCTCACCGTGTCCCAGCCAGTCACGTTGAGCTACGGCGCGCAGACCGCGTCGCTCACTGGAATCTCTGGGGACAAGTACGTGCCGCAGGACTTTTCGTCTTCTGGTCTGAACATTCCTGCGTACGTCGTGTCGAATACCGCGACGACTGCGAACACGGTCCAGTACTCGAGTTTCGGGCCGTTTGCGGGTGAAGGTTCATTGTATTTTGGATACCCTGCGACAACCACACTGAACCAGTGCGGCGCCTACGTAAACTTTGGCCCGTCGACCGCTCCAAACTTCACGCCCGTCGGCACCCCTATGACCATTGAGGGATGGATGTACGTGGCCGCGCCTAATGACGGAACCTATTACCAGTTCATGGCACATGGAAGCCCTAATACACTCGCCGGAACTGGATATGACATGACCAGTTTTGTAAATACCGGTGGCTTCTATTTTGGTTTGGGTTCGGGAACTTCACCGTCTAGCGCGGCTGCACCCGGTTTCGTCTACAACGCTTGGAACCACGTGAGCGGGTGCTGGAACGGAACCAACACCCTTTACGCATCCGTGAACGGTGCTGTCGTTTCACAGGCCGTCACGGGAACTCCGGCGTTCAATTCGACATACTCGTTCCTCATCGGTGCACAGGGTGGCGCCTTCAACATGCGCGGCTACATAGCTTGTGCCCGAGTCGTCCGCGGCGCCGCCCTCTACACCACCGCGTTCACCCCACCGACCGGTCCGCTCCAGCCCATCCAGGGCGTCACACAGGCCGGCCTGCCCTACGGAACCGTTTTGCTCCTACGCAACGCCCCGGCGCCCGGCCGAGTTCTCACGAGTAAATTTGCAGGCCAAAACAGCTCCGCAGTTTTGCCCTTCCCGCCCGCGGCCATGACCGGTTACGCGACTGCGCTTTCGAGTGGGTACGGACAGGGGACTTATGTGGCGAGTGCGAGTAGTGAGTACCCTAACACCGGCAGCGGTCAGGTTTATGCACTTTTCGACAAGGTGGTGACTGGTACAAACTACTGGCAAGCCGGAGGCGGCGGCGGCGGAGGCGGCACGACTTACAACGCATCATCACCATACAATTACACTGGTAGTGCACGGACGGTCGATGTGAACGGAACATCCTACGCCGGCGAATGGGTTCAGGTCCAAATGCCATCATCGGTCGCTCTTTCAAATTATCAAATTCAACTTTACACGTCGGGTTCTTCTGGTGCGCCAAGTAACTGGTCAATTCTAGGCTCCCGTGACGGTGTCAATTGGTCCCTCGTTGATCAACGGTCGGGAATTGCGTACACCACGAGTCTGTTGACATTTTCGACGTCAGCATCTCAGGCATTCACTTATTATCGAATGGTCATAACTCAACTATCGTCATCCAATACAAACGGCGTCGTCTTTGCCGAACTCGTCTTCAACGGCACCATCGAGGGCCCGAACGTCACCGCGGACGGCCGGCTCGGGGTTGGAGTTTCGGCTCCAACGCAGGCCCTGGAGGTTGCTGGGAGCGCCGTGGTCGCGGGTACATTGAGCGCGGGGAATCCGTTGATGTTTAGGAACGCGCTGTACAACGGGGACTTTAGGATCGCGCAGAGGGGGACGAGTTTTGTGGGCGCCGGGGGTTTTGGTTACACTCTCGATCGTTGGTACGGAACGTACTACGGAGCAGTGAGTGCCTACTACACAATCTCACAGATTCAATCCGGTCTGGCCAATTTCTCGAACGCGCTTCAGCTTCAACAAACGAGCACGAGCAGCATGAACGCCTGGCTCTCGCAGAGTCTCGAGACTCGCGACGTCGTTCGGTTCCAGGGTCAACCCGTCACAGTTTCATTCTGGTACCGTATTCCTGTGAATTTTACGGGAACGTGGACTGCCGTCGTAGTCTGGAGTGCTTCAGTCGATACGAGGCTCACGGATTCGGGTGTCAGCTATACCGTTGCCGGTTCATTAGCCTTGACAAACACCACTTCGTGGACCTACGCGAGTTTTCAGGCATTCGTGCCACCGACCGCTCAATCACTCGCGCTTCAATTGATTTCCACGGGTAGCACCGTGAACGGCGCAACGTTCCAAGTAACCGGCGTCCAGCTCGAGAAAGGCTCGGTCGCCACCCCTTTTGAGGTTCGGCCGTACGCCACTGAACTCGCGCTGTGTCAGAGGTACTATTGGGCCCATCAAGGAGGCGGCACTGTTAAAATGTCACCCGATTCCAACAACTCATCAAACAGATTTTTTAGTTCGTTTTTCCCCGTGACCATGCGTGCTTCTCCCACCCCCACTGCTACTGTAAGCACGGGAGGACCAGGTGCCAATTACGGAACAACCGCGACCATGTATGGTTGGCAAGTATCAGGTGTGGCCGCCACCACATCTGTTGATATTTCAGCAATGACCGCCAGTGCCGAACTTTAACCTCGCTACAAAGTAAATGAAGGTGGCTATCGTCCTTCTGGACTCGCTTCAAATTCCGTACGTGTATGACGCTCCAGAGCCTTCACAGGGAACGTACGGAGGCGAATGGGGTTCACCACAGGTCACTGTTCACCTCGAGGTTCCCGAAGGTCTTGACCCTCAGTGCCTCATGGCCACCCGCTCCGAAGACGGAACCATCCAACTCCTCGAAGACCCCGCCAAGGTCACACAGAAGACCCAAGCCCAGTGGGCCTCCGTGCGCGCCCAGCAGCGCGAGAAGCTTTACGCTTCCGACTGGACCTGCAGCGTGACCGACTACGAGGTGCCCAACAAGTCCGAGTGGGTCCAGTACAGGGCCGCTCTCAGGGACGTCACGACGCAGAGCGACCCGTTTAACATCGAGTGGCCGGTGATGCCCGGGGCTTGAGTGTTTAAAAATTCATAGACCCAATGGGAGGAGGAGCTCCGCTCCGACCGGTCCTCATTGGCTTTATGGAGGTTCCCAGGGACGCGGGCCCTTGGTACAATTTGAACACTATGGGCTCCATGAGTCGCCCCACCTTACAAGACCTTCATTTCAATTTTAAAATTGATTTTTCCTTTCAATCCTAAAGTTGAAAACCCATAGTGTACTTTTTGTACCAGTGAACCTCAAAAAACTCCTTGCCCCCTAATAGGACTCGATGAGCTTTAACCAGTCGGCGCCCACAGTGCCGACCGTGCTGAACACGTCCAACTGTTTCGTCTTTGGTAACACGGCGTCAGGAAACGCCCTGAGCGTCCAGCAGCTCGGGTCGGGCCCCGTGGCGAGTTTCAGCAACGCAGCAGGTCAGGTGGTCTTTTCGGTCTCGGCCACGGGCGGAATCACAGCCCCAGGACCTGGAGGCGTGGCTACGAATACCGCCATAGGTGCTAGCGCACTGGCGGTGAATACGACGGGGGCGAACAACACTGCAGTCGGGGCGGGTGCCCTTGACGCCAACACGATCGGAGCCAATAATACGGCCGTCGGAAAGGATGCGATGGGTGCCAACACCACTGGTCAGGCGAACACGGCGGTCGGGGC